GTCACAGAAACCTTGGTAACAGCCCCTGGACATTTTAGAGATTTTATCGTAGATGATGTAAATTCTCAAATTAAAAATGGATTCCTTGAAAAAGCAGGAATACTTGCAACAGTCCTTGAATTATCAGGTTTTTCCCAATTAAAAACAAAGGATAAATATAGATTGGTTTTTAAAGCCCTTTTATCTCATTTGTTGTTCATTATGTTTATTTCCGCGACCGTATTGTGTTGGATTGCTATCTACACTCTGGAAACAGAACAATGGGTCGCCGTGGACAAAGTCTCTCTTTATATAAGTTTCTTCGTCCTCTTTTCAATCTTGTTTTTCTATTTCACTAGAAGCGTTAAAATAACAGTTGGAACATTCTATAAAAGAGTTTTCCTTTTGATTGGATTTGCATGTGGTTTTGTCGTAATTCTTTCCGGTTACTTTATCTGGAAAAAAGTAGGAAAGAAAACAACCAAGCAAGCAAAGTTCTCAGATTGGGTCGAAACTGTCCTTTCCCCATTTGGAGCTAATAGGAAAATGTATCCCGTTATAAATGCTTTTATTAGATTTGTTAAATCTCTTGAAAGGACTGTTCTTAACAGTCTTTGTAATGTGGATGAAATAAAAGATTTAAAAAGAAAGAATAAGAAACTTAGAAGACAACATAAGTTTTTCGGTAATACTCCAAGAAAACTTATGATTTCAGGTGAATGTGCAACAGATTATCATTGTACCTGTAGGCGCAAAATAGCTTACTGTTTTTCGAATGGTGAAGCTAAATGCGCGACTTGTCTGCCCATGAACGGAAGTTGCCTTCAATGTGGTGATTCTGCTTATACAGCTCTAGTTTGTCGTCCTGACTTAGTTAATGTCAGTGTCAACTTATGCAAAACTTGCGCTGAAGAAGTCTGTGCCTCTAAAAATGTGATTATGCCCCTTCATATGGTTGCTTTATATGAAGTTGAGGAAGGCTTGCCTCTAAAAGCCTTTAAGCATTTAGTTTATGCTTCAGTTAACAGAACTTTTAGAGAGCCGCCAGCTAACGCAGGTGGTATAAGAAGAAATTATGAGCTTAGATTAGTTTTAAGAGAATCCCCTGGTTTTACCAGAATTAGATTAGACAATTACATTGACCATCAAAGAATCCCAGGTTCTACACCCGTATGGGCCATTCATAGGCCCCGCTTTGATGTTGCAGCCTCTGACTCAGATTCAGATTCCGGCGAAGAATATAATTCCGCTGAAGAAGTTGATGAAGAAGTAGATGAAGAAGAAGAATATGTCGATACTGACGAAAACAAGAAACTCTTTGACGCTGAAAAGCAGGGAAAAGTTTCCCATGTCTTTGGTATGGTCAGTAGAGTTATCACATCAATTGGATTGATGGATTTTGTTTCAATAGCAGTTTGTGGCTATTCCTTTTCTGAAAGTTTATACTATGTCTTTTCATCGCTTATAGCCCTGTTTTTCCCCGCTAATGTTGTCCATTTCCTTGATCAAGCATTTGTGCGTGCTAATATTTTTAGTCGATTAAATAATGTTCAAGAAGATTGGTTAGAATATATGACTGGCGCTCCAGCTAATGCTGGAACTTTAAATACCCGCTTATTTGCCAGACCCGGAATGATTCCTTATGGAATGCGAAATAGAGAGAAGTCAAAATCTCTTCATCGTTTTCTTTTGTTTGGCGCCCTTATGGGCCTAGCAGCAGGTTATTTAGTTCTTGTTTGTTTGAGAAGAATAACTCATCTCTTTGCAGAAAAGGAGGTTTTGAACCCCGCAAACAAGGCACAGCTTAAAACTGTTTTTATTGATGAATCCTTCTTTCTTGATTTAGAAAAAGAAGGGAGAGGTAAAAACAAGTATGGTCGTGGACAAAGAAAAGCTCTTATCGCAAAGAGTCCTTACCCTGATGACAATATTTTGAAGGATGAAAAGCTTTTTGCGAAGTGGTTGGATGAAAATAAGAAGAATCTTCGTGGTAAATGGAAATTACTTGATGGAAAGATGATTTCATTAGAAGAATACCTTAAAATTCAATCAAAGAATAAACAGGATGAAGTTCTGGAGGATTTAGCTCGTGCTCAAGTAGACTCAGATTACTACAATAGAACCAACACTGATGATTGGGATGGAACATCCAAATTTAGTTGGGCCGATGAGAAAGATGAGTACGAAGAGAGAATCAAAAATTTGCAACTTGAACTCAAAAATTTAAAGGATGAGAAACGTCGAATGGAACAGTCTAGAAAAAGACAGACTGAAAGATCCAAAAATAGAGGCAAGAAGAAAATCAGCGCAGCAAACAAATACGCTGATGATCAAGATAAAGCTGATCACGCCCGTGGAAGGTGGAAGCAATCAGCGAAATCAAAAGAAAAGAAAGAAGCCTCTCTTAATAGTTTTTCAAACCCGAACTACGTAAAGTCAAAGACCAAACCTAAAGTTGGTTGTTTTGCTCGTAGAAGTTCAAACAAACCTTTCTTTGTTCATAGAAAGGATAAGACCTGTATAAAGGATCATCTAGATTCAAAGACTGTTATTGTCTCTTGTAATCATGAGAAGCAGGCCATTTTTGATTCCAATCCTATTTGGAATGATAAGTTGATCGCGAAAAGTGTAGGTCTTTTGTACAAAAGTGCAAAAGCAACTGATCATGTGTCGCAAGTCTCCTTTGTAGGAAATTACACTGTAGTAGCAGCGCACACTGTATCAACTTTCATGAACACGAATCCTCCTAAGCGTGTTAATATTGGTTATTTCAAGGAAGGAAAATTCTCCCGAGTTTCAGTCAAATATCAGAAGAAATTTACTGTCAAGGATGGGATGGGGAAGGATGAGGACATATTTTTGTATTCTCTTCCTGAACTTGCTAAGCCCTTAACTCCAAAGGTGGTTCCGCCTGGAACTACTGTTGCAGTCCCGTTTTTGAATTCTGATAAGTCATTTTCATATAGTGTTGATAAGTGGAATGGAAAATCTTATCACTGTTCAACCTTCAAGGGCGTTTGCAATGCCCCAATTGTTTTCCAAACTCACAATAAAGCTTATTGTGCTGGAATACATAACATGACTGACTATAAGGACAATTATGGATTGATGTTTTCTTCATCCATAATTGGGGAGCATTTTCAATGCTCTTCTTAGCTTCCAAGCCCAATTTTCTTGGAGGCGAATTCTCCCTTTTTCGAAATCAACTCGTCAAAGGGGGGAGCCACAAGGATGGTATTGACCTTGTGGGAGAAGTTCGTCCTATGAAACAAACCAATACAACCGAAATAAACCAAAGTCTTTTATCTTATTACAAAAGAGTTGGTTTATACGATACATTGAAACTTGACCTTTATTTCAATGAATCGGTAGGGAACTCTTATGATGGAGTTCTTTATCTCCCAGCAAAGCTTGACCCCCAGCTTTGCTTACCTAAATTTAAAAAGTATTTCCCAAAAAGAAGAGATATCAATCAAAATGATTGGGATCTCGCCCTTGAATGGGTTTATGAGCATTATTCTTCTTTGGGAGTTCACAAAGTTATTCCTAATAACAAACTTCGAAGTTATATTCTGGAAAATTGTGACCCGGAATCACTAGAAGGCTCTTCTGGATTTTGTTTTCCAGGAGTCTCTAAAGGTGACTTTATTGAAAATACTTTTGAAATTTATGATAGATTCTCGAAGCAATTCTCTTTTTCTCCTGTTTCTCCTTGGAGGCTCTTCATAAAGGAAGAGTTAAGAGAAGGCCAGAAGGTTTCTGAAAATCCTTCATCTCGAGTAATCTGGGGTAGTGGTGTTATACTTTTTATAGCACAGGTATCTTTGTTCAAGGAAATACAAGATCATTTCGTTTTGAACCACAGAGACTTTTGGTCGTCTTGTGGTCTCAATTTCTCAGGAAGTGAATATGGTCTTGCAATGTCAAAGTTTGCAAACAGAAAAGTTAATTCAGTTGATGGTTCTTCATTCGACGCCTCGATGCAGGAGCAGGATCTTTTGGATCTTTTTGTCCTTTGGGATAAAATGATTGATTCTCGCTACAAAGACGAAGAATATTATTCAAAATTAGCTTATGTTATGTCAAATGACATTTATTCCTTGGCCGTTATGCCTAATGGATACTGTGCTTTTAAAGGTTGTGGAAACGCAACTGGGTCTTACTTGACTCTAATGCGTAATACCTTTCACAATTTTCGTTTATATGCTTATGTTTATATTCGCCAGTGTAGAAAATTATCAAGAAAGCCTATTTATTCTGAATATGTTTCAACTCACTTCGGACTTATGAATGGAGATGATTGTATAATTACATCTTCTAAGTTCATGAATTGGTGTGCTATTAAAGAACATATGGGTAATTTTCTGGAGTTGACAACATTTGAAATAAACGGAAAGTATGAACATCCCCTGTGGGAAGTTAGCTATTGTGGTTGCACTGCTCTTCTTGATGAGAATGAGAACATAGTCCCACTTAGAGATTCCTACAAATTCTTCCTCGCCTTATTGTTTATGGGATCAGATGATAAACTCTCTGAACGTTGTATAGGCTATATCGTAGCCAACCCATTTGATGACTTGTTTGTTACTGTCATCACATCTTTTATGAAAGAAAACAATATGTCCATTCCTGATATACCATATATCAGATCTTCATATTTTTACAAGGAGGTTTTATGTAATCCTGATCCTCCAAAAATAAAATATGAAGCAACGTACAAATCGTAATGGCGGCCGCGCTCGCGGTAGAAAACCTGCCTCTAAAGGCCAGGTTGACAATCTCCAACAACAAGTTGAAAAACAAAAAGGCGAGATTGAATTACTTCGTAAAACAAAAACTTCAAAGAACAACAATTTTCGTAATCTTCAGGGGAAATCTAAAAGAAGAAATCCTGGGAGTTATGGCCCTTATAACACCATGTATTCCACTATTAATAGGAAACGCGGTAATTATGATCATCAATGGAATGATTATCTCAACCACCTTATGGACCCTACTCTCAAGGATGCTTACATTCCTGATATGCTTATGTTGCCTTACACTACTATTCAGTGTAGGACGGTCGGTGAACTCAAAACATCGTCTGATGGTACATTTGCTCTTATGGTTGCTGTTAGTCCCGAGTTCCAAGGCTTCATCTACGATGGAGTCTTTCCGGCATCAACTAATCCTGCATCTATCACCATTAACGGCACTGAGTACGAGGCTACAGGTTCTGGACCTGATTATTTCCCTTGTACTCCTTACACTGACCTCGCTGCAACTGTTCTTAGTTATCGACCTGTCTCAATGGGTGTGTATTTTAAGTACACCGCCCCGCCAATTGATGCTAAAGGTAGAATATCTAGTGCGTGTATCCCCCCGGCAGATTCTTATCAAGATTATGATACCTATTCTGAGCTTTCTAATTACAATTATTCATTTACTGGTGCAGCTATCGAAGGATTGACTCAGGTTTGGTTTCCTGGTGGTTCCAACTCTTTCAAGATTCAAGGTCTTGGAGTTGGTTCGGAAAACTTTGATTTAAAAGATTTTCCCATAATAATGATCACTGGAGACGGCCTTCCTGCCGATACCAAAATTGGAGAAATTGTAATTGTGATGAACATAGAGGCTTTTTCAACCAACCAGCTTTTAACAGCTCCTAAGCCCCGTATTGCATCGCAACCCCAAGTTGACCATGCTATGTCAACTGCTTCACATGTGTACGTCAAAAATGGAGGAGCCCACAAGGGATCCGCCCATTCTGATCACAAGCCTTGGTGGCGTGAAGCGCTCTCTATAGGAAAAGAAGTTGCTGAAACAGCAGTGCCCATTTTGAGCACTCTTTTGCCAATGTTTATGTAACGAAGTTCCTTGTCCCTTCCGAATCAAATGTTATCATAGTTCGGAAGGGAAACTCCTCGGAGTATAAACAAATTC